AACTCCCTAAGCAACAGAGCTACGAACGTCTTCGGCTTTGGCGCTGGTGAAGGTTCAACTATGCTTTCACAGGAGGTAGTCCACAGCGACCTGCTAAGCGGTGGCTTCCCTCGCTTCGATGCTGGGTTTAGCTTCAAGACCATTACGGATTCAGATATCCTTACGTCCCTTACAATGCAGGCTGCAATCATAAGCAAGCCAGACCGTCCCGTGATCACCATCGAGCTGAAGGCTAACCTCGAACCTGTGTTTGGTAACTATGGGCTTGGTGATGCAGCACAACTGTTCATTAACGATGCACGCCATCCAGAGCCTGAGATGCGTACGTACAACAGTCGCATCATAGGCTGGGAGTACTATCCGCCTTCGTCAGAGCGCGTCGAGGAAGTGCGAATGGTCTTCCAAGGAGAGGACCTGTAATGCAGAACAAGTATGCAGTCGACCCTCGACACAAAGAGGGCAAGATCGACATCGTACAATACGTCACCAACCTGTTTCAGCGTGTCTCTGAAGGTGACGTAGCGCTACGTGTTGGTCACACAGCCATTGAAGATGGCAACCTGACAGTACGTAATGGCGACATTATTGTTAGTGAGTCTGACGATACTGTCGTTCTACGAATCAAGCACGGAGCCGTCCCTGAGATTCTATTCTTCCCACTAGGTGAGAACACTACACACCAAGGTACCCTGTTTGGTCAGGACTGGGACAATAATCCTTCCGATCCAAATATTGCAGTACAACTAGGCATCGAACTGCTGAATCATACAATAGACGGCGGCAAGGTGCTACTGATGCATGATGGCACCGTTCTAGCACATCAGCCCAATGGTGGCCAAGAGTCCTTTATCTGGTTGAACTCCCTGGCAGGTATCACAGAAGAGGTCTTTGCTGTCCGAGGCCGCTGGCCTGACCAGCTACAGTACGACGATCATGCAGGACTGCTCCAAGGAGCCTTTACTGCTACCTCGGGCTTCTCCACGTGGACATACACTTACGTTACACCCTTCGCTACGTCCTTCATTCCGCTGTGCACTGTAGGAATCAATGGTGGAACGGTAACGTGGGGTTTAGATTCCTATTCAACGTCCAACTTCGTTATTCGCTTTGGTTCGACAGGCAGTAACAAGATGGTCACCTTCTGGAACTTTAGGATCTGACATGGCTACTGTCGAAGTGATAGGTGCGCTGTACAATGAGGAGCAACAGTGGGTCGAGGTGGCCAAAGAGGTCACTCGCGACGATGGCATAGTCGAGTACGATTGCCAATCGATCCCTCGTGGCGCGCTGCAGCATAGGGCAGCGGCACTAGACATTGATGATGCTGATGCTGTCATCGATCACATCCTGTTCGAGCCCTTCGTTCCAGTTGCTGGCGCACCCGGATTAAAGTCCAAGGCCGATCGAGACGCCTTTGTCCAACGGGTACGTGATGCTAAGGTCACCTTGGCACCTACTCGGCGCAACGGCAATGGTGTTAACAATGCAGCTCTCAAGGCTCGAATGCGTGCTGTGGGCATCGACCAGAGATTCATCGACGCGGCCGATGCCGACTATCACCAGGTGATCCGAGAAGCATGTCCCTTTGATCCTGAAGTCATTCAGGAGCTGCGCAAGCAAGTACAGCGCTCAAGGGTGATTGCAGCGACACAAGCCCCACACGGGGTGGATAAGATGACCGCTGCGAATAGATTGGCACAGAAGCAACAACGGCAACAAGAAGTTAGACGTCCCGTGGATGAAAAAGAACCTGCAGCTAGGAAACAAAAGAGGGGCGAACTCCCCACCATCATCCTAGGTCGGTGAGCAGGTGTACTTTATGAAGAGGGCGAAAGATGTGATCGTGGCCGAAGGCTCAGAAGGTCGCAACCCCTTTGAAGTACTCATGCTTGCGTGGTGTGTCCTCGTTGGTGCAGCTCTAGCCCTTGGCACACCAGCCCCAGGATCCGTCCGAGAACTACTCCCTCAGTGGATGGTGATGACATGGTACATCCTTCTATGCACAGGTGGTTTAGTCGGGCTCGTAGGTGTCTGGCTGGCGAATCTGACCCTGTCCCTGTTAGTGGAGCGAGCAGCTCTGCTAACCGTAGCACCTGGAGCACTTCTTTATTCAGTGGCTCTGTTCTCACTGGCTGGAGAACGTGGTTTTGTATCTGGTGGCCTGACGCTAGCTTTCGCTATGGCCGCGTTCCTACGAGTAATCCGTATCAGTGTACACATGCGACGGGTGCGGTCGCTAATAGGCACGGTGACTAACACGTGAGCAACCTAGCGATCATTCTATCCGTTCTAGCGGCCCTAGGAGGTCTGTCAGGTCTCGCAGCACTGGTGTACGTCATCCCAACGTATCGCAAGCTTCAGGGCGAAGCCCGAAAAGCTGGTGCTGAGGCATCTGAGATAGTTGCTCAGGGAGCTGTCACGCTTCTTCAGCCACTACAGAGTCGTGTCATCGAGCTCAACAGTGAAGTGGCACATCTTCGCGGTGTGGTCGCGCAGCTAGAGGTCACACTACAGGAAGAGCGTCGCCTGTCATTACTGAAGATCCAGGAGCTTAGCGGTCAGGTCCTGGAACGCGACATGCGAATCCGAATGTTGGAAGCTCGAGGCCGCGATGGTCAGTCCTCTTGGGGCAAGCCTCAAGGGATCAATGACGACTAGGAGGTGAAGAGATGGGAAGCACTTATGCAACTGATTCGCTCCTCGAGGTTCGCCACTACCTGCAGCCTCTAACAGGTCTGCCAGACTATGCACTAGGCATCGTTGGTGACGAGAATCACGACGGCGGCTACCACCACGGTTGGGACCATCGGCAAGATGATGGCTTCGACTACTCGTGGGACGAAGCAGATCGAGATGCTGCGCACAAGACGAACGCTGCACGTGCTCTCGACGTGGGCGATTTCGATCGGCTTCGAGAGATGTCGAACTGGCTCGTCGAGCAATGTCAAAACGGCGCACCTGACTGTGCCGACATCAGGGAGATCATCTGGTCTCCTGACGGCAAGGTAGTCAAGCGCTGGGATCGCCTAGGCATTCGTGACTCAGGCGATTCGAGTCATCTGTCCCACACGCACATCAGTTACTTTGCCGACGCTGAGAACAACAGCAAGGTCGGCCCGTTCCAAAGATTCTTCGAAGGAGATGACATGTCCTACACTGACAACGATCGTGACACCGCGCTGGCGGACACCTATCGCCAGGACGCTCTGCTGCAGATGAAGGACGCAGCAGTCTACACGCCCAAGTGGAACGGCAGCGTCGAGGTCAAGGAGCCGAACAAGCTCAAGGTGGTCCTCGAGGAGATCAAGGCTGCTGTCACTGGCCCTTCGGAGATCACGCTGTCCGAAGCTGACCAGGATGCCATCGCGAAGAAGACGGCTGCGCTGCTCGAGCCGAAGATGGTCGCAGCTCTCCGCACCGTCTTCGCGGACGGCGGCTCTGCAAGTGAGGGCGTAGTCAAGTGAGCGAGAACCCGCTTGGCCCTACGAAGCGAGCACCTCGCTACTGGGAGAACAGTGACTTCTGGAAGGATGCAGGTGAGCGTATCGTCAGCACATTCCTGTTCACCTTCCTCAGCATCGTCACTGCCACCGGGTTTGACTTCACCAACCACGTCGCTTGGTGGTCCGCCGCGCTAGCAGCGGCAGCATCAACCGTGAAGGCGGTCATCGGAGCAAACCGAAAGGATTCTGTCACACCTGTCAGCATCCTTTAACAAGGAACAAAAAAAAAGCCGGCCGCACCAGTCGCCTCGAAAGAGGTTCCTCCGCCTGGTGCGGCCTTCCTTTATGCCTTGACCTTATTTGAGCAGCTGTAATAGTGACTTGTCCTTGAGTGTGAAGACACGGTGATATAGATAGTGGCGAGTGGCGTCCATGGCATGCTTGCGCCCAGGAACCCACAGGCCTAGTTTTTTAATCTTGTCATCCGTGAAGAATGCCCTATCACCTATCACGTTCATGGCAGACTGCATGAACAGCTTTACGTTAGGGTCAGCATGATGCTGAACGAAGAGGTTGACTACGCCGATGTACTCGCGTGGTATGTAGTTGATGAAGTCGCGGTGTCGCTCCGTCTTGCGAAACTCAAAGGACTCGCACACGATGTGAAACTCAAGTGTCTTGCGCCGCATGTATATGCTGCATAGGAACTGCCAGAGCTCTTCGTGGTGCACATGTGGTCCGATGTGCCCTTGCTTGATGAGATCACCACCTGTGTGCCTTGTAGCACACCAGCCGGTA